TTAAAGTCATTACAGAAAAAGAATTAGGGATTGACTAATGGAAGAAGAAGAGGAAAGTCCCAGTTGGTTAACGAAACAGGGTTTTGATGAAGAACCTGAAAAACGAGAAGAGGGATCTTCTAGAACAGCATTGATTCAAAGGTCAATAAAAGGTCTTACCGATTCGGAGGATATTATGATTGAACTAATGGATGTTCTCAAAGAAACTGAGATTGTCCCTGATGTTGGAAACTATTACACATATATTTTTAATGCAAAAACTCCTAATATTCGGTATGATCAGCACCCACTGGTTGCTGTATTAGAAATATTTCGATGGGGATTTCGTGGTCTTAACTTTCATTGGCAAGATGTTAACCCAAGTAAATGCATAAGAAACTATACTTGGAGTGAAATACCAGGAAGATTACATATCATTTATAAGGATGAAATTGAATATCTAAAAAGTATAAACTATGCCAAATTCTTAATAAATAAATAAAAAAACTAAGGAAATGCCTCGTAACTTTTTTGATACAGTAGGATCATTCGTTGTTCCTGGAAGCACAGCCAGTAGCTGGACAAAAGTCGGCAGAGATGGTTCTGAGGACATATACTACAATGCTGGAACTGGATCTGGAAGCACCGGAACATTTGTCAGATTCAATCCCACATCAGGTAGTTTTGTGGCTCCTGCTTCTGGAACCCCAGAGAGAGCAAGATTAGAATCCAGATTTAGATCATCGGCAGCAGCCGCTGATTCAAGAGCGTTGGGAAGACCAACAACTCCACGCGCCGGCGCGGGCGGCGCTGGCGCATCATCAATACCAGTTATCCCATTTGGTTCAAGTGGATCTGGCAGCGGCGGAGCAAGTGGATCACCAAGAACACTTGGAACTCCATCAACAGACTTTGGAGCAAGAGGAGCAAAATATTCTTACTATCCCGAAGATTTAGAAACAACAAAACAAGATCGGATAAAATTTGAAATGTTTACAGCCTCAACGAGAAGAGGTGAATTTGGAGGTAGACCTTCTGGTAGTGGATTAGCAGGATTTGGTCCTAGAAGCGGGGGAGAACCTCGGGGAATAGTATTCTTAGGGATACAAGGACAAATATCAGATTCAAACTCAGTTGATTGGAGTGGATCAACAATCAATCCTCTTCAAGCTGCATTAGCGCAATCAGCAATCGCTGCAATGACAACCGAAGAAGGTTTGACTGGACAGGGGGTTGCTGGAATGATGAACAAACTAATGTTTGGTGTAGATGGAGTCTTTACAAAAGCAAAAGACTTTATAAAAAGTGCCAACAACACAAGGAATCTACAAATCCTTCTTGCACAAGAAGCAGTTCAAGCACAAGGTCTTCTATCTAGAATAGGTGGGCAAGTTGCAAACCCAAATCTTGAACTGCTTTTTAATGGTCCTCAACTAAGACCATTTACTTTTAACTTTAGAATGACTCCTAGAAACACGACTGAAGCTAACCGAGTAAAAAAGATTATTCGATTTTTTAAAGAAGGAATGGCAGTACAAACAACAGAAAATGATATTTTCTTAAAGTCGCCAAATACATTTAAGATTCAATTCCAATCAGGAGAATCTGGTAATGCTCATACTTCATTGCCAAGAATTAAAGAATGTGCATTAATCCGCTGTGATGTAAACTATACTCCTGATGGTTCTTATATGACTTTTGCGGATTCTATTGAGGGATATCCAATGACTTGTTATGAATTATCACTTGCTTTTAGTGAAATTGATCCGGTTATTCGTGAAGATTACTCAGGTCTACCTTTCGACGGACCAAATATGGAAATAGGTTACTAAGATGCCAAGTTATTTTAGACAAATCCCCGAGATACAATATCCAAGCAGAGGTGGTGAAGCCAACATCTCTGATTATGTTACTTTAAAAAATCTTTTTAAGAGAGCAACTATTCGTGAAGATATTTTTGCGAATGTTGTATTTTTTACAAAGTATCAAATTAAAGGAAATGATAGACCTGATAATGTTGCACTTGAAATTTATAATGATGAAACTCTTGATTGGTTAGTTTTACTTTCGAACAATATTTTGAATATTCAAACAGAATGGCCATTAACACAAGATGGATTCTATAACTTTCTGGTTGAGAAGTATGGATCAGAAACAAATTTAGAAAATGTTCATCACTATGAAACTATTCAAGTATTAAACTCACTTGGACAAATCATGGTCCCAAAAGGACTTGAAGTTCCAAGTGATTTTACTGCAAGTTATTATGATGGAGGACTGTCTGATTATGTAACAAGAACGAATGTTACGGAAACAGTAACTAACTATGAGTATGAAGATGCCATACAAACTAAAAAAAGAAATATATTTACTCTTAAACCAAGATATCTAAATGTTATTCTAGATGATCTTGAATCCATTATGGCATATCAAAGGGGTTCCACTCAATATGTAAGTGAAACCCTTAAAAGAACTGATAATGCTAGATTATACGGATAATTTATTCCTCAGCAAGGCGTTGAAAATATGCGAGAGCATCATCTTCATCCTCGTCATTTGAAGAAGTTACAACAGGTAGTTCAGGTTCGGGACGACGAGCAGTAAAATCGGGAGTATAAGACCCTCGATCATTGTCCTCATCCTCCACTTCTTCATCCAAACTAGGGCGTGAAACAGGTTTTTGTCCAAGAACATACTTTAAACGACGCTCAAGTTCTTCATAGGACTTAAATTGATCAGGAGCACTTACGGCAGAAAGAGAATATTGTTTCTTCCAAACTGCTTCCAAAGCATCATCATCACTTAGAAGAGGTTCGACGGGACCAAACTCTGATTTATCATAGTTCCAATAACCGTCTTTCTTGACAATTTTCAGTTTGAAGTTAGCACCCTGCCAGAAGTCAAAGGGATTGATAGGAGTTTCATCCTCAAATTCAGGTTGCATTGCTTCCATAATCTTATCAAAGATTTTCTTACCATACTTAAATAGGAAGACACGACCTTCGTTTGCAGAATTTGCAGGATCTTTTACTACATAGATGTTAGAATAGTAAGATAGTTTACGCTTCTGCTTACGCACAGTATCTTTATCTGCTTCACTACCACTGTTCCAGAGTTCACGATTATATTCTGAAACAGGATCTTTACCACCAGTAGTGGTCAGAGAGTTTTCAATATACCAACCGCCTGGACCTTGAAAGGCATGAGAATACATCTTTGTCCAGGGCAGGTCTTCTCCCTCAGGGGCAGGGAGGAAACGAATCACGGCAAAACCGTTTCCAGTTTTATCCATTTCGGGTTTCCAGAGACGCTCATCAGCACCCCCAGAAGTTGTGCTCATCTTCTCTACTTCTTTTACCAGTTTTGCAGTTAGCGAACCAAGAGAAGATTGCTTTTTAAGATCTTTAAAAGACATTAGATTACCTCGGATTGTGTACGGATTTGGCTTTTGTGTACCTTGTTATTTTACAGGTCGGAACCTGTCTTGTCAATCTGTTGTTTCATCACATCTAACATTTTAGACATGTTATTCAAGATCGTTCCCATATCGACATTAGGAGGGAGACCCATCATTTTAGCAGAAGACATAATACGTTCTTTCATTTCCAGTGCCTCTGGATCATCAGATAAACTCAGACGAGTATAAAGAACTTTTTGTTTATCAAGAAGTTCTTCGAGCGTAGATACATGATCAAGTTTTTCTTCTTTTGTCATTGTAGGAAATTTGAAGACATTACGATAAACCTCTTCTTGAAGTTCATTAATTTTGGTCATCTCAGCACGGACAACCTCAGATTTAAAAAAACTCATTTGTCTCCTAGAACAACTTCTTTCAAGATATTTTTATAACGCGGTACATCAATATTTAGAAATGGGGAATATTTTTTCATTCTCATACTGACGGTTTCCCACACAGGGTCTTTAAGTTTTTTGTCAAACTTATTCCCGAACAGGAATATTTTGTCATAGATTACTAGGGTTTCCATACTAATATTCCCGCTCAGGAACTTTTTAAGAACTGGTGGATGACCCCTAGAACAATCAAAAACCTCATTTACTTTTTTGTCTTCAAATAAACTTTGAGTTTCTTCTTTAAAGACATAAGAAAGAGATTGATTTCTCTTTTTCCATTCGGAGTATCTTGTATCACCTTCCTTTATAATTTCTCCTATCCAAAGTTTATTTGGATCAGTGCAGGCAATAAAGTTTGATACAAAGAACTCAACAATTTCTTGATCTGATTTTTGACGTGCAACTCTTTCAAACCAAAAACGATCTTTGCGTTTGTAAAAGGATTGAACACTTGCACGACTTTTACCACAATACTTGTGATAATCATAACTGTCTTTTGTAAAGTGATTTTTTAAAGACAGATAACAACGATAGGCATCAACTGGCATCATTCATCAAAGTGGTAGCTTTGCTCTGGAACTCCTCTTTAAAAAGTTAAGTTCCATTGCTTCATACTTAATTTTTTCTTTTAATGGTTTAGAAATAAGTTTAGGCACTGACTCTACATCAATATTATTCTCCTCACAGAAATGAACGATTGCATCAATATAGTTCATATCTGCATTTCTTTTTACAAGTGCCTCTATTTCTTGGGAAAACCGAGAAGGACAAAAGAACTTATCTTCAAAAACTTTTTGTATATTATCATCTAACTGAACTGAGTTTTTGTCAGGTTCCATGTTCTCTATCTGACTTAGTACTGTAATGTACAAATTCTTTTATATATCGAACTAATAACTTAATATAATCCCCTTTGTTTCTTTTGTCAAATACTTTAACTTCTCCACTTGGAGTAATCATTAATGTAATAAGTTTTTTAATAGGAATATTGGTAAGTTCAAAATATGCAGCAGCATAAAACATTTCTTGAACGAAATAGTTTTCAATCCATTCTTCTGGTTTAATTTTTTCAGATGTTTTAAAGTCGATAACTGCTAGCTCACCATCGTACTCTGCGATACAATCAACTCGTCCAGCGAGTCCATAGTACTCTGAGTATAGAGTTCGTTCGATAGCATGAATATTATTTATCTTATCGAGTTCTGGTTTAATATGATAAAACATAAACTTAGTTGTTGGTTGATAATCATCCCAGTTCAACTCTTTATTTTCAAGATAATCTTGACAAACTTGGTGAAAATCTGTACCCCTTGCAGTTGCTTTTTTAGTAATACGATTTGCCTCTTCAAGTCCAACTCTCTTACGCCAGTTAACAAAAATTTGACGGTTATAGAATGAAGTAATAGATGTAATTGATGGCACCCACTCTCCATTTGGAAGATTGTAAAGACGAATACCGTTTTGTTCTTTTTTTTCTAGTTCAAGATCACCTAAGTAATTACAATGAATAAAACTCATAGATTCAATTCCATTTTAGCAAGAATATATTCTTTCACAAAACCAGAGCGAACAATATCGTCAACTCCAAATTCAATAATGTCAATAGAGGGCATGATACGAAGTATTTTCATAAAATCAACAATGCCATTCTTTTCGTTAGACTTTATAAGATCAGATTGTGTAGCATCACCACAGAACATGATCTTACTGTTTTCACCAACTCTCGTAATTATACTATCAAGTTCATGATAATTCAAGTTTTGAAATTCATCCACAATAATAATCGCATTATCAAAAGTCGTTCCACGAATAAAAGAAGTGCTCCAAAAACTAATCGTGCCTTGTGTTTTAAGATTTGCATAAAGCATTTCAAATGATGCTTCGTCTGGCATCTCAAACATATACTTCACCATATTCTTGTAAGGAATCTGATAAAGTGAAGACTTATCTTCATGATCTCCTGGAAGAAAACCAATTTCACGAGTCGCAACAAGAGATCTTACAATATAAATTTTTTCATAGGGAGATCTTTCATCTAGCACATCTTGAAGAGCATTGTAAAGAGTGATAAAAGTTTTACCAGTGCCAGCACATCCGTAAGCAACAATATGTTGATTTTTTTCGTATGCCTCATACAGAAGTTTTTGATTTTCTGTGAGAGGTTCAATCTCTCTTATCAGATCTAAACTGATTGGTTTTTTGCGTTTCATTTGTTTTGCAGTCATACCAACTCCGATTGGTTGGTCATTCGCTCTTTTTCTTCTTGCCATAGGGTTAGACTGGTTTTACACGAGATCCTGGAGCTTTTGATGCTTTATACAAAACATCATTCCAACCTGGATGAGTTTTTTTAAGTCTGTCATAAACTTCACCAACTTCCCCGCTATTAGGACAAGTTGATGGATCTGACCAGTCTCTATCCCAATCAGGATTATCTTGTTTCCACTGATCCCAATCATGGACACTCATCTTGACTTCCTTTTGTTCACCAGTCTGCCTATTAACAACGGGATATACTGCCATATATTTTCATAAAGTGTAAGAATATTTAGTCTATACGAAGTGATGGTTGAAGACTTTCACAATCATCACAATCATCACGCTTCCAACCAAGTGCCTCAGATACAGCAGGAAACTGACAGGTGAAGATACAACGAACTGCTTCCGCGATTTCCATGTGTTCTTTCTGTGTGCCATGAGAAGAACGTAGGTCTATGTAGTGTATCCAGGAACGCACAGAACCCGTCATATACAGGCGTGTGGGCGTTGCTAGGGGCAATACGAACCTAGCACACTCCTTTGCGACTCCTGCCTCTAGAAGGCGATTGTAGAGGCGTAGAGCGTGTTCAAAATGAACGCGAATATCCTCAGTCAAAACCAGTTTCAGGTAGTCTGGAATATCATCAATACTATTCTGACGGTTCTTATCATCTTGCCGCCGAAGTTCTGGAAGAGGAATCGTTTTGCTCAAGAGATTCGTATCAGCATAGCGTTGTGAAAACTCTTGATAGGTGAATGAGCGATGACGAAGTATTTGAGCTGCGATACCACGAGTTGTGTTAATCTCCACAGTCATCGTTGCCTGCTCAAAGATGCTCCAGTGCTGATGCTGAATACAATACTTAAGAAGACCAGAGAACTTTTCGCTCTCTTGATTTGCAGGATTACTCACCCGAGCACAATATGCCATGTGCTTCTCTGCATCAGGTGTAACGCTGATGAGTTTTACTTCTGGTTTCATATACTCAAACTCAGTCTGGATATCCATCATCGTCTCCGTCATAAAATACCTCATCATAGTCATTGATGTAAGGTGCTATTTCTTCATAGTTCGCTCTATAAGCATCTACATCTGAATAAATCTCAGATTTTAAAGAGTCCACTAGCAACTCTAGATTATGAACAATCAGTTTAAGTTTCTCTTTATCCATACCAGAATATAGTCTCTCAATATTTTACTACAAAAAAAGGAGGGTGTAAACCCTCCCTTGTTAATCAGTATTTATACAACCATTGAATATAGGTTGAAAGTAGAACTGTGCTTAAGGCAAGTCCAGCAGTTAAAGATACGACGGTTTGTGCCATTACTTTGCTCCTACTAGTTGTGCTAGTTGTGCTTGATGACGACGCTC